CCAACTCGCTTCTAAATTTGCCTGATTGTAGGTATGGTCATAGTCATCGAAATCTAGGTCTGCTAGGGTTAGGTCTCCCAAGGCATCTAGGATGTCTCTGAGCCTGCCAAACATGTTAACTTCGTAGGTGATATTCCCTTCCCGGTTGACTATCTTAGACATCCTTAAAACACCGTCAAAGATCTTAACATTATCCAGAAAGATTTGGCTTTGCGCCTGCTTTGCTGGGTTGAAGTTTGATAAGATGTTTGCCCCTGCGATAATATCATTTGAAACAGAGATGTCAAATATATTCCCGAATAGCTGCTGATTTCTCGCAGTACTTGGCAGGGTTAAAGTCTTGGAAAAGCTGGTGTTCCTTCTTTCGATATCGCTAATATCCGCAACCGAAAAGGTAAATTCTACATCAATATCCCCAAGGGTATCTGCCTCATAGCCTTCTACAATTAGTCTTGCGCTCATATTACCTGTCGATTGTTTATAAGCTGAAATTCGAGGTCTAGTTCAATATTGAATACTTTGTCCACCGAAGTCTTTTTGACCTCGTAGGAGGTCGCTGTAGGCTTCGCAGGTATCCAAGATGGGGTGATGTAATTATCATTCACCAAGTTCATGTAAACCAAAGGTGATGAATACAACTCCCGCAGGATCTCAGCTTGTGCATCCGTTAGGTAGTCGCTAATGATCTTCCACTTTTGCGTTTCTTTTGTGTAATAGATCGGGTTGATATTTTTAACCCTTACCCCATCGGCTTCATAAATGCTACCTAAGTAGTTCCGCTCATATCCTTTCTTTTCTACATCGAAAGTAGTCTTGCTTACTAGGTCAAAATTAAAGAAATCATAAACCCCGTACTTGTTTAGGTAAGCCAAGCGCATCGGGTCAAACTTACCACAGGACTGGATGAAGATAGTTGCAAACTTTGCCCGCCTTGCTGATCCGTTATTCCAATTCGCAAATACCTGAATATTATCGATGCTTCCTCCATAGGTTAAAGGTGTGATCTGGATGTAGGTCACGCTCGGAGTCGCAACCGCTGAAGGAGTGATAAAATAGGTTTGAGTTGTTGCGTTTGCATAAGTAACTAGCAGTTCGCAGTTTGTCAAAAGCCCTGTATTTAAAAATCCAAATACAGTCGCATCTGTTTCCCTAGATTTGATCGTAGTCCATTCGCTTAGTGGTAAGTAACTTGTGTTGCTCACCCCATTGTATTTGCTTAGATCCGCAGCAAAACTATTTTCTTCTAGTAAAGGCAGAGAAGCAGCCAAAGCATATTTGGTAGCACTTACTACTTCTGAAGCTGAGACTATCTGAAACACCCCTGCCACCTCGTAGTACTCATAGCATTTAAGATAGTAGCCTTTGATTACGTTGGTGTTGCTTGCCGAAGTTGCTACCTGATAAAATCCACTTGAATAGGTAAAGTTTACAGATACAAATTTGCTCACATCAAACTCAACAGAATCCGCAGGGTTAGCCGGGGAATCGTAGAAAGCCTGAGTGATCAATTCGTTTGCAGTATTAAATACCTTCACCACATATTTAAACCCGGATAGGTTTGCGTTGTCGCTGCTGATCGTGTAATTAATCCGATTGAATGCAGGTAGGATACTATTTGTAGGCTGAACTAGGGTTATCATTTGCTTATCTTTAAGGTCAAGGAATTGAATCCAATGTTTTGAATGTCGATATTAAATTCTGGTGTTGCTTCGTCTATTGATTTCTTCACAAACTGCTTCCCTTCAATACCGTACTTTTTAATGTAGTAGGCTAGCCTCTTTGCGCTGCTTGAAATCTGTGGTAGCATCTGCCTTCCCTCGATTAGGTTGGTAGCATCGATCTCCATGTTCTTCCGCTTCATCCATCCCTCTAAACCTTGTAGGGCTTCGATAGGCATTCCGTAGGTTTTGAATTGATAGAATCTACCCTCAGCATTTTTATAGGTCTTGCGCCTGTTCTGGATACCCTTCACCCCTTTATCTTGGTAATCTGAATAGTCAGCACCTACGCTGATTTCTAAGCGGTATCCTGTCCTAGTTTCGCTTACTTTTAATACTTCAAAAGAACTTGCTAGCTTTCCCTGATCTACAGGTGCGTATTTAGCTAGATTATCTACTACAGATAACCCTAGCTTTTCCATGGCATCCTTGATATTTTTTACAAGCGTTCCTTCTACGGCAGCGACAAATTCGTTACCCTTCAGCTTTCTGCCTCCGATGTTAACTAGTCCGTCTACCTGTTCCTTTGTTGCAACTGCCATTTCTTGTATTCGAGATCCTTGTGTTTATTGTAATCCTTTAAATATGCTAGGCAGTTTAGATATTCCACTACCTTTAAATCGTAAGCCTCATTTACTGTTATGTTATTGAAGTCTGCCACTTGTTTTGTGCTGTATATCCAACCCCAGCGTGCCATAAACGGGCTGCCTTCTCCGCCATCTCCTTGTTCTGAATTGAGTAGGTTATTGTACTGCTTATTAATTCGTTGAATAATTGACAAAAAAAAAGCATGCACCCGTAGACCTGCAAGAAGTTAGCCTCTAGCAAATCATCCGCAACCACCTCATGAGGTATCACCCCATATCCTTTGTACTTGTCACCCTCCATGGGAAGAAAGAAGCAGGCAGCGATCTTATTCAACTGCATGATTTCACCACTGAAAGAAAGGATGTCGATGTACTGCCCGGCTGTGATCTCTTGTAATTCATAGCAGAACTTGTAGCGGTGATCCCCTACCTGAAGGAAGTCCACAGGCTTTGACTCAGGAATGTTGTTGAAGAAAGATAGCTTCTCGCCATACTCCTGTATCAGATCCCGGTACTTGTATTCATCGTACTCCCTTTCATTTTTACCCTCGATCACCGCTAGCATTTTCTGCTGCTTTTCGATGATGTTTAAATTTGGGCTTGCCTCGATATCGTACAAGGTTATGAACTGCCCTACTGTAAGTTTGTCCCACATGATTCTAAATATATTTTGTTTGGTTTATGTTTCTATCTGAATGAGTACCTACCTAAATGGCTCTTGGATATTTTGTTTACCACCGAATAGCGAAGTGCATCCAGTGCGTGATTGAAATTATCTACAGGCCGATTCGTTAGCAAGCCGTTTTTATCTTCAATATACTTGTAGTTCCTGAGTTCCTTGATCAGGTTGAAACTGCTTTCCGTTGCGATCAGCTTGTATCTCCTGATGATGTCAATACCTATGTTTATAGATCCCTTGATAGTCGGCTTCACATTCCACCCCATCCTGTAGATTTCTTCTATACTTTTTGGCTCTGCTGAATCCGCATAGATTTCGTTACTCCGATCTAGTCCCAGAACTTTCATTTCGTTTGCTATGTCTTGGTTTGTCATCCCGGTGCGATATAGCAGTTCATCCACGTACATATTATCATCCAATATATACGTGCGCACTAGGGAAGTAGGATCACTTGAGTAGCCAAAGTCAAGGCCGTAGCTTACTAGCTTTGCTTCCTTTGGTATTTCTTTGGTGGTACTAAAAGTATATACCAAGGATCTAGCCTGCCCCCTTTCTCCTAGCCCGTAGACCCTCCAATAGTTTTCATCTATCTCCTTGAGCCTTTCAATTTCTGACTTGATCTCAGCCCCTAAAAATGGGTTATCCTTGTAGGTAGTCTGGAAGAACTCGACATCCTTCCGGGGGAGTACATGATCGTAGATCCAGTGGAACTCTTCCGAAGGGTTGAAGTCAATGATCACCTTTTCATTTGTACGGAAAAGAAGCTGCTGCCAATCTTCAAAGGTCAACTCGTTTGCCTCATTTGCAAAAAGCAGATCCCTCTTTCTACCTCGTATCTTCTGAGGCATGTCAAGTGAAATGAATTCTATAGTGTTTCCGTTCAGCCTGTATTCGCTTGCCGTCTTGCTGTGATCATCTTCCGAGTATATGTCATGATCCTTGAGGATCTGAAAAAAGTCTCGCATCACCGTACCCCTCAAAGCAGGAAAAGATTTTCGGCAGATCGTGATTATCTTGCCTTCGTTCCTTTGGCAGTAAGCAAAGATTATCCAAAGCAGGATATTAAAAGTTTTCCCGGATCTAGTGCCCCCTTGCTGCACCACTATTTTAGCCGTGCTTTCTTCTAGGTGCCTAAATACTTTGTTGGTTTTAAGTTTAATCTGCGCCATCTATAATGGTCACTTCAAAAAGTTT